CCATCAGGTTTGAGCATGAATTTTTATACTAATGTTTCTCTGGTTGGGGATGGAATTCTCTATAGAGCTATTGAGAACGGAGTTCCAGTGAAAAGAGTTGTGCGATATCAGCCAACTCTTTTCGTTCCCTCCAATACAAAATCAGAATATACAACTCTCGAAGGTAAGTATGTTGATTCGGTCAATCCGGGTAGCATATCTGATTGTCGTGATTTTGTAAACCAGTATGAAGGCATACCAAATTTTAAAATCTATGGTAACACCGATTATGTTTATCAGTTTATCGGAGATGAATTTCCTGATGAAGTTGATTACAGCATGGATCAAATTACAGTCGCTCATATTGACATAGAAACTCAATGTGAACACGGGTTTCCGCAGGTAGAGGATCCACAAGAGGAAATCATTGGAATTACACTTTCCGTAAATGGTAAGAAATATGTTTTGGGTCTTGGGGATTTTCACATTGATGGTGTTGATTCTAGAAAGTATTTCTCTGAAGAGGATCTACTCTCTGACTTTTTAGAAATCTGGAAGAGTGAGCATCCTGATATTGTAACTGGTTGGAATATTAAATTCTTTGATATTCCATATCTTGTTCAGAGAATGAATAGAGTACTCACTCCGGTCGAAACATCCCATCTATCTCCTTGGAAAAAGATTCGTGAAAAATTCATTGAACGTTCAAGCAAAAAGCATAGAACATTTCAAATTCTTGGTGTCTCAATTCTTGATTATTTGGATTTGTATAGAACATTTACATATACAAATCAAGAATCATATAGACTTGATCATATTGCTTTCGTTGAGCTTGGAGAACGAAAGTTGGATTACGGAGAATACGAGACTATTAGAGATTTTTACAGAAATGACTTTCAGAAGTTTATGGAATATAATGTTCGAGATGTTGAACTGATTGAGATGCTCGAAGATAAGATGAGACTCCTAGAACTCGCACTTGCACTCGCTTATTCTGCAAAGGTTAATTATGAGGATGTCTTCTCACAAGTACGAACTTGGGATCAAATTATTTATCATCATCTTCGAAACCAGAACATTGTGATTCCTCCAAAGAAAGGTGGGAAAAAAGAAGAAAAGTACGCCGGTGCGTATGTAAAAGATCCCATCACGGGTATGCACGATTGGGTGGTGTCATTTGACCTGAATAGTCTATATCCACATCTTATCATGCAATATAATATTAGTCCCGAAACTCTAGTTAGGGGAGGACAAGATATTGATATTAATTCAGATTCTATATTGGCTTCTAATCCTTCTACCATGGAAGGTATTGCAAGGAATGCTTCGCGTGGTTTCTCGGTGGCCGCGAACGGGACTTGTTACAGAAAAGATACTCTTGGTTTTTTGCCTGAACTGATGCATAAAATGTATGCGGAAAGAAAAGAGTTCAAGAACAAAATGATCGAGTGTCAGAAAGAAAAGGAAAGGCTCATCAAGGGAGGTTGTCTTGGTGGGGCCATAGGTCCTCGATTCAAGCAAGTTGAAAACGATATCGCAAAGTATAATAATTTTCAGTTGGTTCGTAAAATTCAATTAAACTCAGCATACGGTGCGATTGGTTATCAATACTTTAGATATTATGCAACAGAGATGGCGGAAGCTATTACTGCATCCGGTCAACTTAGTATTCGTTGGATAGCGAATAAGCTCAATGAATTCTTAAATACAACGATTGGAACTGAGGGATACGATTACGTCGTTGCTTCAGACACAGACTCTGTGTACATTCGATTGAGTAAACTAGTGAAAAAGTTTCTCCCAGAATGTAAGGACACTGATAGAATTATTAAATTTTTAGATGAAAGTTCTGAGAAAATTATACAGCCATTTATTGATGATAAGTATTCAGAATTGGCAAATTTAATGAATGCATATCAAAATAAGATGCAGATGGGTAGGGAGGTTATCGCAGAGCGGGGTGTGTGGACCGCTAAGAAAAGATACGCACTTAATGTATGGGACTCTGAAGGTGTGCGGTATGAAACACCGAAGTTGAAGATTATGGGAATAGAGACTACACGAAGCTCCACTCCTGCGATAGTTCGAGAAAAACTTAAGGACGCTATTCGTTTGATACTCACTACGGATGAGAAAACAATTCAACAGTATGTTCTTGACTTTAGAAAAGAGTTTTTTGCTTGTGAGCCGGAAGAGATTGCATTTCCTAGAAGTGTTTCTAATCTGGAGGACTACGCATCCTCGTCTGACATCTACAAAAAGGCCACACCAATTGCTGTGAAGGGATCATTAATTTACAATCATTTTATTAGATTAGAAAATCTTGAGAGTAAATATGAAAAAATACAGCAAGGAGATAAAATTAAGTTTATCTACCTCAGGGAACCAAATCCGATTGGTGGTCCGAGGGGGGATAAAGTTATATCTTTCCCTACAAAAATACCAAAAGAACTTGACTTACATCGCTTTGTTGATTATGATAAGCAGTTTGTGAAGAGCTTTCTCGATCCTCTAGAAACTATACTGGGAGTCATAGGATGGAAATCAGAGGAGATGGCTACTTTAGAGGGACTATTTGTATGAAAATTGATATTGATCACACAGAGATAAATTTTTTACTTGATATATTACAAGAAAAAATTGATATGTATAGAGAAAACATATTGTCAGGATATACTGATACTGACACACCCCTTTCTAGTTTAAATGATTTAGAATCTAAACAAAAACAAATCGTTAAACTTTATGATAAACTAAACCAACGTTAGGAGAGATATGGATACTTTTTTAGGTGATATTGTTAGACAATCTGGTAACGAATACGCTAACATAGTTGAGAATGGTCTTGATGGATCGGATGTTGATGGATTTATTAATACAGGATCTTTTGCTTTTAACGCTTTGTTGTCTGGCTCTATCTATGGTGGAATTGCAAATAACAAAATTGTCGCACTCGCGGGGGAATCTGCGACGGGAAAGACTTATTTTACACTGGGCATCGTACATAAGTTTCTTGCTGACAATCCTGACGGGGTGGTTCTGTATTTCGATACTGAGCAAGCTGTAACCTCAGACATGTTCACTGAGCGAGGAGTTGATCCGAAAAGAGTTGCAGTGTTCCCAGTCGCCACAATTGAGGAGTTTAGACATCAAGCTATCACAATTGTTGACAATTATCTAGAGCTTCCCAAGTCGGATAGAAAACCTATGTTAATTTGTCTTGACTCTCTCGGTATGTTGAGTACTGATAAAGAAATTGCAGACACCGCAGAGGGTAAGGGAACCCGTGATATGACTCGTGCTCAGATGGTGAAGTCCACTTTCAGAGTTCTTACTCTTAAGTTGGGCAAAGCAGGGATTCCCTTGGTCATGACTAATCACACGTATGATGTTGTTGGATCATATGTCCCAATGAAGGAGATGGGTGGTGGTTCTGGTCTTAAGTATGCAGCATCTACCATAGTTTATCTTTCAAAGAAAAAGGTGAAGGATGGCACCGATGTTATTGGTAACATTATTCACTGCAAACTATACAAGAGTCGTTTTACTAAAGAAAATTCCATGGTGGATGTTATGCTCAACTATAGCGAGGGACTAAACCCGTATTACGGTTTGGTTGACCTGGCACTGAAGCATGACATTTTCAAGAAGGTATCAACTAGAATTGAGCTTCCAGATGGAACTAAATTATATGAGAAGCAACTTTATAGAGATCCGGAAAAGTACTTCACCGATGAAGTCATGGATAAACTAGAAATTGCTGCTAATAAAGAATTTAAATATGGTGCTATTGAAATGGAGGACCAAGATGAAGAGTCAGATAGCTGAGATGGATGTTCCTAAGTATCGTTATGTAGAAGAAAGCAATGAAGAAAATATGCCCATTCAGATCATGGATGGAACTTTTGAGGGTATTGTTGTTCAGTATGGTAGGGTGTTTCTGGAAGAGAAGAACGGAGACTTGCATTTCAATTATGATTATGATATCATCAGCAATCCAGATAATATTGAAATGTGTCCAGAATTGAAAGATGCTTTCACCGCAATTCTAGTTTCAGTAATAGAGGAGCAGGTTGGAAACGTACCAGAAGATTCAGAAATATTGAAAGAAGATAATAGTGAAGCATATAGAGAGAGTGATACTACAGAATCTCCTGTACAATGAAGAGTTTTCTCGGAGAGTTGCTCCGTTTCTGAAAAGTGAATATTTCCACGATCCAGTAGAAAGAATGGTTTTCTCATCAACTCAGGGATTTATCATGGAATATAATGCGCTTCCTACCAAGGAAGCCATTATTATTGATTTAAATAAAAATTCCAAAATCAATGAAGTTCAGTTCCGAGAACTCGGTGAACTCATGGATGATCTTACTTCAGATGATATGCCTGAACTTTCATGGTTGATAAACGAAACTGAGGAGTTTTGTAAGGATAAGGCAGTGTATAATGCCATCATGGAATCTATTCATATCATTGATGGTAAATCAGAAACTAAAACTGCTAATGCCATACCAGAGGTATTGTCTGATGCATTAGCAGTTTCTTTTGATACGCACATCGGACACGATTATATTGAGGATGCCGATGAGCGATATGATTTCTATCACAGAGTAGAGAAGAAAGTCCCGTTTGATCTTGAGTATTTTAATACGATTACTGCGGGTGGCACTCCACAGAAAACTCTTAATATTATTATGGCGGGGACTGGCGTTGGTAAATCTCTTTTTCTTTGTCATCATGCAGCCAATTGTCTCACACAAAATCAAAATGTCCTTTATATTACATGTGAGATGGCTGAAGAGAGGATTGCAGAAAGAATTGATGCTAACCTGTTCGACATGACAATTGATGATGTTCAAGATCTCTCTCGTGCGATGTACGAGAAGAAAGTGGACACACTTAAGGACAAGATTAAAGGTAAGTTGATTGTTAAGGAATATCCAACCGCTACCGCAAATGTAAATCATTTTAGGGCGCTTTTAGATGAACTTTGGATGAAAAAGAAATTTAAGCCAGACATCATATTTGTTGATTACTTAAATATCTGTGCATCCGCCAGACTTAAAAACGGTAGTAATGTAAACTCGTATACCTACGTAAAAGCGATAGCAGAAGAGTTACGGGGCATGGCCGTGGAGAGAGCAGTTCCTGTTTTCTCAGCGACACAGGTAAATCGCGGTGGATTCAATAGCACTGATGTTGGCTTAGAGGACACCTCTGAATCATTTGGTTTACCCGCAACCGCTGATTTTATGATTGCATTGATTTCTACAGAGGATCTAGAGGAACTAAATCAAATTATGGTGAAGCAACTAAAGAATCGTTATAATGATGTTGCCTCCAACAAGAAGTTTATTTTGGGCATTAATCGAGGAAAAATGAAGTTGTATGATGTGCAAAAAGATGAGCAGAGTGGGTTGGTTCAGGCCAGCCAAACAAAACACACTAAGGCTGGATCTGGGCTTGATGGACGAAATTTTGATGAGAAGTTTTCTAAAAATACCTTCGAAAGTTGGTCAATCTGATGTCCTACTACATCGACAAAAAATTCATAAATCTCGCGTCCGTTAACTTAGGTAAGTTTAAATGGAAAAAGGAAGATTTAGCAAATTGTAGGTGTCCAATTTGCGGGGACTCTCAGAAGAATAAAACAAAAGCTCGTGGATACTTTTTCAAAAAGAACAATGACTTCTTTTACAAGTGTCATAATTGTGGTGCGAGTCTATCCTTGTACAGATTTTTAGAGGAGGTTACTCCGTCTCTTGTTAAAGAATATTCAATAGAACGATGGAAGGCTGGGGAGAATGGTAGATCAAACTATGTAAAGCCAGAAGAAAATAAAATATTTGGTATCAACTTTACACCTAAGTTTAAGCCAAAGTTTAAGTATTTAGAATCTCTTACTCCCATCTCAAAATTACCAAAGTCTCACGTTGCTTATGAATTTTGTAAACTGAGAAGAATACCAGAAAAGCATTACAGCATACTATATTACTGTAATGATTTTGGTTCATTCATGGAGAAGTTGGATCCAGACTCATTGGCGGTAGGTAAAGAAGAGAGGTTGGTTATTCCATTCTTCAATAAAAATGGAGATGTTGTTGGTGCTCAGGGGCGTTTACTTACACTCAAGGGTGAAGCGACAGCAAGACAATCTGCTAGGTACATAACAGTTAAAGCAGATAAAAGCATAGATCGACTTTGGTATGGTTTGTGGAGAACTGACCCAAATAAAAAGGTATACGTAGTTGAGGGTCCTTTAGATAGTCTTTTTATACCAAATACCATAGCGATGGTCGGTGCTGGTGCAATAGAAAAGGTTCACCCAAGACTAATGGAGAGTGAAGTTGTTTATGCTTTGGATAATGAACCAAGAAACAAGCAGATTGTAAATTATATTGATAGACTTATTGACAAGGGATGTAGTGTGTGTATTTGGCCACAAAACGTAAAAGAGAAAGACATCAATGATATGATTTACACTAGAACAGCGAAGGAAATTAAAAAAATAATTGATGAAAATACTTACGCAGGCCTAGAGGCTCGTTTGCATTTTAGAAATTGGAGAAAAGTATGACTAAATTTGAGTACGATGATGATATTCCGTATGAAGTTCTTCTTGAGATAGTTTTAGAGTTTAACAGGCATTTTGCTAGTTATGTAAAAGAAGTAGATGTTGATCTTTTTCAAAGAGCGAAAGATTATGCTCGTTCATTTACTGAGTTAGAGGGTTATGATATATCATTCATAGATGTGGACACAGATGATGAAGAT